TTTATCGTCTTTGCTTGCTTTCGTGGTATCTGTGCCATTTCGGCAACCATTGTATGAAAGTCCATATCGGGATTGTTCCGATAGCCGTGGACAAACTCCTCTACACCGTCCAGCGTGAGCCCTTTGCTCTTACCATACACATACGCATAGTGAACCAAGATCCGTGGTTCCTGTTGCGAGAAGTCTATCGCGGCCCACTTTTCGCTCTCTTCGGGGAGGAACAGAGAGCGAATCATAGGACCAAGCTCAGGATCCCGTGCTGGGATCTGCTGTAGGTTCGGGTTATTCATAGAGATACGCCCTGATACAGTACCGCCGTCATCGGAGCGTATTTGATTTATGTGGCTGTGTATGCGCCCGTCCGAGTGACAATGCTTCATTATTGTGTTGATAAAGGTGCCCGACGTTTTATTTAGGTTACGGGCTTGGACAATCAGCTGCGGTAGTTCGTGGCTGTGATCACTCAGAAATTGTTTCGTGAACGATGGTGCGCCTTTGTCGGTACGTGGGTAATCTATGCTCAGAGCCTCAAAGGCCTTCGCTATGGAGGCAGCAGCCCATATTTCGATGTCATGCCCCACAAGTTTCTTAATGTGCCCCAGCACCTCTTTTTCGCGCTTCAGGAGCGAATTACGTGTACGCTCGACCTTATCTTGGTCTACACGGACACCGCGCCATGTCATATCTATCAGGCAAGGTAGGAGCGCGAGCTCGAGATTAGCGATAGGCCATAGATCTTCTTTACCCAGCTGACCGGATAGATAGTTCCAGAGTTCGAGTGTGAGCTCGGCGTCACCCTCGGCATACGGTCCGACATACATGGCTGGCATCTTCCAGAGCTCGGCTTTTGGGTCCAGACCAAACCCACGTGCGGCTTCTATCAGGTTCTTTTCGGACTTAACCTTACCGAGATGATCGTAGGCCAGCGCATTTAGACTATAGCTAAACCGGTTCTCGTCCAAGAGCGACGCTATCAGCATGGTATCTATAATGCGTCCGTTAAGCGTGAAGCCCATGCGGCGTATCCAGCCAGCGTCGTACTGGGCGTTGTGCATGATTTTGTCTGCTGGGCACTCAAACACTTTCTTTAGCCACTTGTTTACCACACGCTCGTCCAGATTACCCCCGTACTTGTGGCGGATCGGTATATAGCCGGACCAATCGCTAACGGCTACGGCATAGCCAACCACCTCACCGTCTCCTGTAGCCCAACCAGCGCCCATTGTTTTGATGTTGGGATCCCGTGTTTCAACATCTATTGCTATTTGCTTGGCTTCAAATATGTTTGGCAGCTCACTAGGCGGCAGCCATTCTGACTTTGGCGTGTCAAACGCTAACTGCAACGCCATTATTTCTCTCCTCCAAGAGCGCCGTAGCCACAGATATCAAGCCAGCTGTCTTCATGGTCTGGCGTTTCTATCAGGCGTGACAGCTTGACCGCTATCATACATTGGTAGGCTTGCGATACGGTTACGTCTTTCTCAAGTATAACCGACCATAGCTTTGCTATGCGTTTGTGGTTTTCGTGGGCATCACCGTAGGCCTTGGCCCGTGGGCCGTTAATCATCTTCTCGGCTTTTGCTAGTATGTCTTTCCTGTTCATATTATGTAACTCCTCAATGCGTCTTCTGGCTCGATTAAATATAGATTTTTTTTAGTTCGTGTTACCCCAACATAGAACACACGGTGCAGCTCGTCGGGGTCACTCTCTGCTGCTTTCGAGGCGGCAGGAGATACATCGGTAAAGAGCACCACATTTTCGGCCTCTCCACCTTTTGATCCGTGGATCGTGGATAATGTTATACGGGGCGTGCTATTAAACTTCTCGCCGCGTCGCAACAGCGCTGTGATGTACGCACGCTCATTGTCGGGTATCTTATCCATGGCTTCATGCCATATCATATCATTCGTTGCAAGCAAGCCGTGATGCTGCTGGAGCTCTTCAAGACCTACTGTTTCATCGTCCGCCAGATGCGGTAGCTTTTTAAAGCCACGCTTTACACGGTTTCCCACGGACATATAGGAATATACGACACGCGCTATAGGCGTGGGTATCGCACGCCCTTTACGCATTTGTTCCCAACCGTTGACCGCTTCACTTATTTTTTGTGAGATGGACCGATGACCGTGGTACGCAAACAAATGACCACGACTTCTTAAATTATCTATAAGACTATGTAAAAAGTAATTAGCTTGGGCAAGTATAAGCCACGTGCCCTCGGATAGATCTATCTCTGATACGTCGTTAATACGTTTTACCAGACCATCTTCTTTTCGGGGCAGATAGGTTTTAGGTACGCGCTTATGTATTCGATTTGATATGCGTGACGCTATGGGGTGTATGTTTTGGGGCACGCGATAGGATTGCTCAAGCACCTCATACCCACCATCAAGACCGATAAAGTGCTCAACATCAGCGCCAGCCCACTTGTATATAGCTTGATCATCGTCGCCAGCACAATAGATCTTTTCCGAATACTTTTCTATAACATGAGCTACGTCCCATTGTAGCGGCGATAGATCCTGTGCTTCATCAATAAAGCTGACGCTTAGGTTAGGACAGAAACGTGAGCTCTCGTTTACAAACAGTTCTAGCATATCGGTAAAATCATACAGCCGCAGGCGGTTTTTGTAGCTTTGTAAGGACCGCGCTACATACGATAGTGTTACCCAATCCACCGTACTATCGGATTTATTGTACTGTTGTTTTAGGGATACCTTACGTAACCGCGCTAGGTTTATGATGTTTAGGTAGGGGTCACTGTTGTTTGTCTTGTCGAGTATGTTTTCATCTTCATTAACCTTATCCACAGTAATAGTAATACCTATGGCACTAGACAACTCACGATAGTGCTCAGGTTGCATGATTTGTTCGGCACGAATACCCGACAAGCGTAGCGCAAAGCTATGTAAAGTACGAAACCACGGCAGCTGGCTTTCGTTAAAACCAAACCGCTGGCACGCACGGTCTACTGCTTCATAAGCCGCTTGGCGTGTAAAGGCAAAGTATCCTATTTTTGATGGCGATATACCTTGCGCTAACGCTTCATCGACTTTATTCAGTAGTGCTGTTGTCTTGCCTGTACCCGGAGGCCCGTATATTCTGAATATCTTTGTTTGCATTTAACTCGTCTATTTTATTTACTATGACACGGACACGCTCGCGTGACAGCCCGTACTTCTTTCCTATAGCGGTAAGCGTCATACCTCGGTGCTTTCTAAGGTTGTGCATCTCTTTATTGCGCTCTAAAAACTTTAAATCCATGTGCTTACCCTGATATGTCGTATATAAAATAGTCTTCAAACTCTTTCAGGTTGCCGTATCTCTTAATAAATATAGGCGTCTTTTCTCCTACCCATGATCCGATAACATTGTAGTTAAAAAATTCCAACGCTTCTTCATAACTCATGCCATCACGCCTACACAGTATAGCAATACACTCGTCTTTGTCATAGGCTAGTATATCTTCCATTCCAAAACGCTGCGCCACACCGATAAACGCTTTATCAAATCCGTCTGCTTTTAACATTAAAATACCTCTTTGTTTTCTTGAGCACCAAAATCAGGAGCATGAAGCTCCACGTTTACAGCATCAAAGGACGGTATCTGCCATACGCGAATAGGCCGTCCTTTAATCTTTAAAACCACACTTTCACCACCCATATCGCGCAAACGCTGCGCTATCTTATGGCTCTTATACTCAAAAAACTTATTACGTTTTAGAAACGCATCAAAGTCTTTTAGTCGAAAGTATGTTTTTTGTTGTTCTTCATCGGTCCATGGTCGCTTGAGTAATATTTCTTCCTTGTCCTGTGCCTGTTGCATATGACGGCAGAACTCCTCAAGATAGTCATAAAACTGGCCTGTAATACTAGCGTCCTGTGCCACCTCTATGATAGCGCTTTCATTGTCCTTCATCTCTTGCATCAGTCCACCTATACGGTTTTCCCATATGATTTTTGATACAGAACGTGGCATAAAGTTAAGTTGCTCCATGCAAGAACGTTGAAAGGTAGATTGATTAAGTAGCGCATCGGTATCCATCTCTAGTGGTTCGCCATTTACATCAACAAACCACACAGGCGGTGTAGAGTTATATTTTCGTAAGTTTGCAATCACAGCGCCCTGTACGGCGGCGCCTACACCGTGTTTACGTGTAAGGCATAGTGTTTTATTGCAATGCGCATTGATAGGCGCGTCACTACATTTGTATACGTAATCTTTTTTTTCGAGCTGCTTTGCTACAATATTTACTTCATTTAGCGGTAGCGGCGGATCAAGATATTCCATATTGTACTTTAGTATCTCGGACTCCCAGCTGTCAGGGTACGCCTTGCGTAAGTATACGCCTAAGTTAAACAGGCCATTGTTACGACCGCCCTCTGATATTTTATTCTTAGCCAATATCTGTAGACAAGGGGGTCCATCGGTAAGCTGGTGTTGTTCGGCATCGCCACCTATCTGTATCTTAGTTACTTGCTCAGGGGTTTGCTTATACTGCTCGTACAGTTCAATAAACTCGTCAAGCGTGGCGCTTGTGCCATCGTCCTTGATAGCATAGCGCAGACCGTCTTCACCATTGTAGTAAGGCAAGTTAAGAAAGTTGCCCACATCATCGCGGTCTAAATGTAATTTTATCTGTTTTGGAAAGATCTCACTGCCGCCATAACCTAGTGCAGCGGATATCTGCTGTAACGTAAACTGCATATCTTTGGCGTCAATCCACTCTGTTGTAAATAAGAAACAGTGTGCGCCGCCTGACTTAGAGCGACATATAACCAAGGGCAGTTTAAGTTTTCTAATTTTATCTATTAGTGCTTTGTGGTCTAGGGGGTACTGATCAACATCAATACACCCCCAAACACATCTATTGTCTTCATTGATAGGTATGATACCAACGGCCCGACCTTTACCGGTTAAGTGCCCTTCCCACAGCTCCTTGGTCCGTGGTTCGCGTACTATTGCAGCGCGGCCCGTGCTCTTACCGTTCAGTTGCTTTTTGTCTATCTTAAACGTGCCATACGCAAGTTGCAGACCGTTAAAGATAGCGGCAAATTTATCAGCAGAAGACATGATACGTTACTTAGAACGGTATCTGGTCTTTAGAGGCGTCCTCACTCTCACGCTTCACTTCAACGTTGCCTGCCTGCACGCTTTCCGAGAATGATTTTGCTTGCTCATACACCGCTAGGTTTTTAGCAAACTGGGCAGGGTCCTTCTTTTGCGTATCCTCATCAAGAAGCGGCCCCTCAAGCTGCATTTCCCAGCCGTGCCATGAGCCCTTGTCGTTAGACTCACCTAGTGTTTTAAGACGGAACTTATACGCAAATCGCGCAAACCCATCTTTGTTACACTGCGCCATAATCATGCTGTTAAACTTGCGTGATTTTTTAAGCTGTGTGGACTTCATGG